CCGAGAGCGGCGAGGGTCGCCTCCAGAAGACAAGCATCGCTAAGTTCAAGAAATTCGCTCCTTAGGGAGCGTAGGACCCGGCGGCAGTCCCCCTTCTTCGCTGCCGTCGGGTCTGTAATCTGTAGGAGAAGGGAAGGAGAAGGGGAATTGTCTATACTTACGTCAGCGGACAGGTTCCGCTATGAGCTAGAGAAGCTTGTCGAGGCCGACATCGATCGCCTGAAGGACACGCTCTCCCTGGGCTTCCTTGACGACTATGCCCAGTACAAGGCGATCGCAGGAAGGATCGCTGGACTTCGCGCAGCAATTGACTTCTGCCACGAAGCCGAGAAGCGCTGCAACTTGAGTGGAGAAGGGGAATGAAGCAGCTTGATATGTTCCACCCAGAAGATCCTAAAGAGAAACTCCTAGGTGAAATAGGGGATCATTACGGATTTTCTCTTATGTCAAACCAGGTCCTGGTCGCTGTCTACCTCCGTCCGGAGAAGACGAAGGGGGGCGTCATCCTGTCCGACCGATACAGGGACGAGGACCGCTTCCAGTCCAAGGTTGGTTTGCTCCTTGACCACGGCACGTCTGCCTTCGTCGAGGACGGGGAGGCGAAGTGGTTTGGCAACCACCAGTTCAAGAAGGGTGACTGGCTCGTATTTCGCCCATCGGACGGGTGGAGCATCACCGTGAATGGCGTCCTGTGCCGCATCCTGAGCGATACGCAGGTCAAGGGCGTCATTGATAACCCTGACAGAGTGTGGTGATACCAATGCAGAATGACGAAGAACACGTCGAAGTGCCTCTAGAGGAGGTAAAATCCTCCCCTGACGAGCCCAGTATTGAGGTTGTAGAGGACAAGAAGCCCGAGATTTCCCCTGAAGAGGGCATCCAGGCCATGAAACTGCGCCTCGAGGCGGCTGAGAAGGCCCGCCTGGAGGCCGAGAGGCGCGCAAAAGAAGCCGCTGAGAGGGCTAATCGGGCCAGCTCAGAGACCAAAGACGCCAACTACCAACTCGTTGTCAACGCAATCGAGACTGTGAAGGGTCGTGCAGAGGCCATCAAGCAGGCATACTCCAATGCTATGTCTGCTGGAGACTTCGATAAGGCTGCCCAACTCCAGGAAGCACTGGCTATAAACGCTCAGCAGCTCTCAGAGCTGAAACGCGGAAAGAAAGCTATGAAGGAGGAGAAGGAAAGTCCTCCTTCCAAGCCTCCAGAGTCCAGCGAACCGCTGATTGACCAGGTTGCTCGGCAAGTTTCTCCTAAATCTGCCTCCTGGTTGAGGGAGAACCGGGATACGCTCGACAACGAGCGGATGATCCGGAGGATGTTCAGGGCCCACGAGGACGCCGTCGACGACGGCATTGCGCCTGACTCTGACGAGTACTTTGCCTACATCGAGAACCGCCTGGGTATGAAGCGCGTAGAGGAAGAAGCACCTCCCCCAAGGAAGTCTTCTCCTCCCCCAGCTGCTCCCGTCTCCCGCGGTGGCCAGCGCCCCAATGTGGTTCGCCTGACCCGCGAGCAGGTCGAGATGGCTAAGATGATGGGCATGTCTGAGTCAGACTACGCCAAGAACATGGTTGCGCTGCAGCGCGAAGGAAAGATCGGACACTGACATGAGCACTTTTAACAGGAAAGCACCCACTGTCGAAGAAGCGGACGAGGTCATTGACTCCCTAGCTACCAAGGTATCTGCGCCTCCTGCACCTCGTCGTCCTCCTCTCCGCGACGATGATCCGAAGGAGAGAGCAAAGAAGCGCGCTGCGGAGCTGAGAGCGCATCTGGGCGATCTTGACGAGGGAACGGACGACTTTTACGTTGACCCTGAGTCAATCCCGGACGGCTGGACGTACGAGTGGAAGCGCCACACGGTCTACGGGCAGGAAGATCCTGCATACCAGGTACAGCTGGCGCGTGAGGGATGGGCTCCCGTTCCCTCCAGCCGGCACCCTGCGATGATGCCAGCGGGATCGACTGACGAGGTTATCTCCAGGAAGGGGTGCATCCTGATGGAGTGCCCGACAGAGATCGTCATGGAGCGGAGGTCACTGGAGCTCCGGAAGGCGCGCGACCAGGTCAGGCACAAGGAAGCGCAGCTTGCTGGCACTCCCGAAGGCACGATGACGCGAGACCACGCTCGGGTCAAGCCGAACATCAAGAAGGGTTACGAGCCCATACCGGTTCCGGAGTAAGGTTACTGAGGGGCGAGAGTTTACGGTCAGCATCTTCTGTTGTAATATCCCCTCGCCCTTCCCTCGGTGTGGAAGGTTAACTTAATCTGGTTCTACATTCGCCCCGGTGAGCGATGATGAGCCTCCTGCAGAAGGAGAACCCGTCATGGCGAACACGGCTCCCGGTTCGTATAACGGCTTCCAGCAGTACCGCGGTAACGGTTCCGCGCCGACCTATGAGCAGGTCGTCGGCACGGCCGCCTATAATGCTTCCGCCATCTACTTCGGCGATCCTATCGTAATCGACGGTTCCACGGGCTACGTCACTGTAGCTACGACGACCGCCGGCACGACAGGCATTGCTCCCCTCGCTGGTGTGTTCGTTGGCTGCAAATACCTCTCGGTCTCGCAGAAGCGCACCGTGTGGTCGAACTTCTGGGGCGGTAGCGACGTTGCTTCCAACCAGACAGTTGAAGTCTACTACGTGAACGACCCGAACGCGCGCTTCGCGGTTTGGTCGGATGCAACCGGCATCGCTCAGGCTGATGTCGGTTCGACGTGCGGCTTCAACATTGGCTCCGGCAATTCATCCAACGGCATTTCTGGCGCTTACCTGAACTACGGCACGTCTGGTCCGAATACGGACAGCACTGGTCCGTTCCGCATCATTGGCCTCGTCGGCGATCCGCCGGGCACCAATGGCACGGAGTTCGGCGCCTATGCCCACGTCATCGTGGCGTTCAACAACGTCGCCACCAAGACACTGGCCACGATCTAAGGAGTAAGGACCAATGGCTGTTAATCTTTCTGCCATCAAAGACCTTCTCCTTCCCGGTCTCCGGGGGATCGAAGGCAAGTACGAGATGATCCCGTCTCAGTATGACAAGATCTTTACGAAGCACGATTCCAAGATGGCGCTCGAGCGCACTGCGGAAATGCGCTTCCTGGGTCTTGCTCAGCTGAAGACCGAAGGCGGCCAGACCTCCTTCGACAACGGATCGGGTGAGCGTTACGTCTACAACCAGGAGCACGTTGAGATCGCTCTTGGCTACGCGATTACTCGCAAGGCGGTGGACGACAACCTCTACAAGACCCAGTTCATGCCGTCGAACCTCGGCCTGATGGAGAGCTTCCAGCAGACGAAGGAAATCTACGGCGCGAACGTGCTCAACACGGCGACGACCTACAATGCCTCCATCGGTGGTGACGGCGTGGCGCTCTGCTCCACCTCGCATCCGATCGACAGCGGCACGGTCGCCAACCGCCCGGCGGTTGACGTTGATCTGAACGAAGCCTCGCTTCTGAATGGCATGATCGCCATCAGGACGAACTTCAAAGATCAGGCGGGCCTGAAGGTCTTCGCTCGTGGTCGTCGCCTGGTTGTTCCGCCGGCTCTGGAGCCGACGGCGATCCGTCTGACGAAGACGGAACTGCGCCCCGGCACGGCGAACAACGACGTCAACGCGATCATGATGACTGCTGGCGGTCTGCCGGAAGGCTACATGGTCAACGACTTCTTGACGTCGGCGCGTGCGTGGTTCCTGCTCACGAACATTGACGGTCTCTCCTACATGGAGCGCGTCAAGTTCGAGACCGACATGCAGGTCGACTTCGTCACGGACAACCTGCTGGTCAAGGGCTACGAGCGTTACAGCTTCGGCTACTACAACTGGCGCTCGATCTACGGATCGTTCCCGACCTAATAAACTTACCCGGAGGCCTACATGGTCTCCGGGTTTCTCTTATAAGGAGCAGCCAACATGGCTCTTACAAACTTCCCGAACGGCATCACGTCCTTCGGCGTCCCCGTTCTTGGCACGATCGGCGGTCTCCCGCTGACGGGCACCTACTTCTTCGTGGATCCGGCTGGCGGCTCTGACGCCTATGACGGACTTTCGCCGGAGACGCCTTTCCAGACAATCTACGCGGCTTATGCTGCGGCGACGGCTGGCAACAACGACGTTATTGTCCTGATCGGCAATGGCTCGACGAGCGGCACCGCTCGCATGTCGACGGCGCTGGCGCAGTCGGTCACGTCTTCGGCGACGACTGGCACGATCACCTGGGCGAAGAACGCGACGCACCTGATTGGCGTCACGGCTCCGACCGGTGTTTCAAACCGCGCTCGCTTCGCACCCCCGACCGGCACCTATACCGCTGCCACCTTCGGCAACAGCGGCAATATGTTCAACGTTACCGCTTCCGGGTGCATCTTCGCTAACTTCTCGGTCTTCAACGGCTTCTCGACTGGCTCCGCCAGCCAGATCGCCTGGATCGAGAACGGTGGTCGCAACTATTACGACAGCGTTCAGTTCGGTGGTTTCGGCGACACGCAGTCTGCTCAGGGCACTGGCGCTCGCGCGCTTAAGGTCATGGGCACGGGCGAGAATACGTTCGTTGGCTGCACCATCGGCCTCGACACGGTCACTCGCACGGTCGCGAACGCCAATCTTGAATTTGCTGGCGCTACCCCGCGCAACAAATTCATCAACTGCGACTTCCCGCTGCTTACGTCGTCGGCCTCTGCGCTGGCGATCCTTGGCTCCGGGGCTGGCGCAATTGATCGTTGGAATAAGTTCCAGCAGTGCCTGTTCTACAACGCTGTAGACAGCACCGCGACGACGATCACGGCGGTTGCATCGCTTAATGCTGCGGCTGGCGGCTCGCTTGTGTTCAACAACTGCACGGCGGCTGGAGCCACAAAATGGGGCGATGCGGGTGCTCTCGCCAACTCCTATGTTGACAATGCTCCCCCGACTGCGGCCACTTCTGGCCTCGCCGTCAATCCTGCCTAATAGGAGGTTCTTATGGGTTTCTACGAAGGTCAGGACGGCCCGGCGGTCGTCAAGTCTGCGAAGTCTGGTACTAATGGCTTCAAGAAGGGTGGCAAGGCCGAGAAGGCCGAGGGCGGCTGCATGAAGAAGGGCGGCAAGGTCATGTCGTCTGCGGCGAAGGGCAAGAAGCCCGCTCGCGCGACAGGCGGCGGCGTCTTCTCGTCGGCGCACAGCGGTTCGCCGCGTGGCGCGACGCCGAAGCCTTACTGATGTAGTTGGGGGCTTCGGCCCCCTTCTCCACTTTCGGGGGTATCCTTATGGCAAAGACACCCGTCTGGCAGCGGAAAGAGGGACAAAATCCCGAGGGGGGACTCAATGCCAAGGGCAGGGCCTCCGCCAATCGCCAGGGTATGAACCTCAAGCCTCCCGTATCCAAAGAGCAAGCTGAGAAGAGTCCGAAGGCTGCGTCCCGTCGCTCTTCCTTCTGTGCGAGAATGACAGGGATGAAGAAGAAACTTACGGGGTCAGCAAAGGCTGCTGATCCGAACAGCCGCATCAACAAGGCCCTCCGGAAGTGGGACTGCTGACATGACAAAACCTTTCTGGGAAAAATCTGCGCCCAAGGACACAAAAAAGAAGGCGCTGAGCGCAAAAGGCGTTAAGATAGCAAAAGCTAAAGCCCGTGCCGCTGGTAGACCTTATCCTAACTTGG